TCTACGGTATATTGGGAGTCAAGGTTTCTAGTACCCTGTATGTAGTAAGTCACCATTATTAGTCGGGGTTGATATGTGAGAGTAACAGTTCTATCCGTTGTTGTTGTTGATGTTATGCCTGACACCGCAGTAACAACTCCTGCGTCGATTCCTTGTGGACTAGCAGAAAGAGTAGAAAATGTTACAAAGTCTGTGCCGTTGTATACGACTTCGACAATTTGATTTGCAATAATATCTCCTGTAGCCAAATCAGAAGGCGCAGAGGCGGCAGGTTTCTTTATTGTTTTAGCCCCCAAACTATTAACATTAAGCGTTGCCGTACCTGTATTTGCTGTATTTGCCTTAAATCTGAACACTTGACCTGTTACATACGCTGTAGGAGCTGGAGTTACTGTAATGGCATAAGCGTCCGTCCCTCCTGCGTCTGCAGCATAATCATAGGTCTGTACAGTTGTGAGGTTTTCAGGATTTACAAATGTTCGCGCTCCCGTTGTACCTGTTCCTGTTCGAGCTAGAGTCTCGGCAAGCGTAGCTTCTTCGGATACACCCTTTGCAGTTGTACTTGCGTTTGTTGCGGCTGGGTTAGCTACCCACGCTGGAATACCAGAGGCTTGTGCTTCGAGGATTTGACCTGTAGTTCCAATGGGAAGTCGTGTTGTTACGGCTGACCCGTTACGGTAGTACATGTCACCTGTTGCGTCAGATCCCATGTTGATTTGAGGTGCGGTGAGAGTCTTGTTAGTAAGAGTTTGTGTTGCTGTTTTACCAACTGCCTTGTCGGTACTAGTTACCTCACTTAGTTTGTAATCATGTGAAGTAGTTACCGCTGAACCATTGATACCAACTTTAGCTTCAAGTGCTTCGATAGCATCGTTAGCATTGATATGTTGTGAAGAATGAGCCACCACATCAAGTTTGTCAGTTGATGTTGGGTTTGTAAGTGAATCGAGTGAGCTAGGGAAATTTGTTGCCATATATTAATTTTTTGTTTGATTTGTCCAATTTTCTGCTAATTGTCCTATGTAATTAAATCGTGCATCATCATAGTCTACGTTTGGTTCGTCATACATGATTGATGGCGCATCTTCTTTTAATTCTTGGTTAGTCCATGTACTCATATTAGTAAGATGGTGTTACACGAGCGACCATGACTGGTTTCTCGTCTTTTTTTCTAATATTGTAAAACTCAACAATTGCCTTTTCCATAGCGAGCATTTCCTCTCGCAGGAAGTTTCTTTTTGATAAGTCCTTAGCGATAGCATAGTCGTATGCCATCGAAAGAGAAATGTATCTATGTAAGTGTTTAGCGAATCCCGGCTCTTTTGTTGTGTCTGTTGTTGAAAAGTAGCTTGGCTGTCTTTGAAAATAAACCTTTAATCCGTTGGTAGAGTTGTAGTTTGGCTCTGGGTAGAGGAACACAGACGTTGCCATCTTGTCGTAATAAGCTGGAGTTCCCGGAGTGTTGAGGAAGTCGGTCAAAGAGTACCCTGTGTTGATTGGTGAAGCGTAACCACTTGGAAGAGGTGAAGGCTCGGAAGGCATTAAATCTCGCTGGTCAAATGGATTTAAGTAATGCCAGTTTCCGTCGGCATCTTTTATTTCAACACGGGTAACGGTAATCATGTCTGTTGAGAACGAGTAGTCTTGCTGCCCTGACACAAGATTTGTTGTACCAATAGGTAAATCAGTATAGTTTGTATCGTCAAACTGCCATCTTCCATCGGAGGAAAGTATTAAAGATACAACTTTATCAAGTGCGCGGTTTGCGTTTCTTGTCTTTTCTTCAATTGGGTACGTTGTAGAATCGGAGTTTACTAGAAAGTCACATTCTTCTACGATACCTGCTTTTGTTGTGCTGTTAGAAAAAATCATGGAGTATAAAACTCCGCAGTACATTTAGTATAGCACAATTTTTTTGTAAAGCACTTGTCGGGAGGTAGAAGACTGCGGCGACATCTACCCCCTGAAAAGGGATTTACCCTTTTGCGAGATTACTTTTGTTCGCTTTGCTAAATCTTTCTTTGAAATCTTCTAAATGACTAAAGATTTCCCCTTTAATAACTCCATCTTCTACTTTAACAGATCCAAAGTCTTCATATTCGTTTTGTAAATGGTCTTTAAGCAACTTTCGTACAAGTGGAATGATTTTGTCGTTATGCTTTTGAGCATTCATTGCTATTTTGTTCCTCTCCTCCTCTAATTCTTTCTTTTTAGAATTGAGTGTGTCATATTCTTCTTTCAAATGAGTTGGAACCTGTGACGCTAAACGTTCTTTTACTGCTGCATTTAGCTCGTCCATCTCTGCTTTTAAGTTATTAAACCGTGCTGTCAATTTTTCCGCGTTGAAATTCAAGTCTGTAATATCGACTTTTTTCTCCTCTTCCATGAGTTCTTTATCAATTTCAACCATTCTTGCGTCCATTGACTCTAATTGCGCTGAAATAGCGCGTCCTTCTTCAATGAGTTTACCTTTCTTTTGTAAAAGTTCTTTGAGTTTATCGTTTTTGAGTTCTATTTTTCGTGGGTACATATTTATTTTAAAGTTTTATAAGCATCTCTCCATTTGTAAGCATTCTTCTCAATTGAGTAGTTTTCTTCTACGTACTCCCTTGCTTTTCTACCCATTTCCCTTCTTAATTCTTTATCGTTTATGAGTTTTTCTATTTGCGTGATCCATTCCTCTTGGTTTCCTGCTAGGAGAAGGTAGTTTTTATCTTCGGGGTTCTGTTCGTAAGGACTATCGCCTGTTGGAAATGACTGTGCAATTGTTGGAATTTCTAACATTGAATTTTCCAAGAACTTTAGATTTGACTTACACCGGTTAAAGTATGTGTCTGCTCTTGGGATTATCACCATGTCTAGGCGTAGTTCGTTCAAGGTTGTGTAATAATCTTCTGCCATCACGAACGGTTGCCACTCAATATCAACTGAATCCCAGAATTTATACTCTTCTGAATACAGTTCTCGTGTTATTTTATCATGCTTTGCTGGTGGAAGCGAAAACAACACTAAACGTACTCGTTTGTCGTGTTGGTAGTGTTCAATAATTGGTTTTAAAACGTCTACATCTGCTGTTATACCTACCGAACCAGTCACACCGATACGCACAATGTCAGTCTCGTTCCTCAAAGGTTCGTCAAAATAGAAAGGGTCAATACAGTTAGGAAGTACGATTACGTTTTGATTGAGTTTACTGTATTCATCTGCAAGAAACTTTGTTGAACACGTTACAAGGTCAGCTATTTGAATAAAGTCATCTGTTTGTTTGTCTAGTTTTTTAAGTCCTTTCTCTAAGCGTTCCTTGTCCATGTATTCGTTAAACTTGAATCCGCCATCATCTTTTACGGTGTCATCATTGTCAAATACAATCTTTTTACCTTGAGACTTCAATAATTTAGCCAGTTTTAGGCGTTGTTCATCTTGAGGTCGGTGAAATACAACAATTTCAGAATCCATAGCCGCTTTAGCCTTGTTTTCAGGGGTCATGCGGTTAAACATGAAAGTTGTTCTATCGCCATCCCATCCATTAGCTTGAAGGGGGAAAAGACATCGAACGTTGTAGCAGCCTTCCAAATCGGAACCTACAAAGAATACTTTCATACTATGATTCAAGGATTGCTAATTGTTTCTTCATTTCTTCAATCTGTGCTTTCTTTTTTTCCTCTAAAAGAGCAAGTTTTTTCTTCGTCTCGTCTATTTCCTCCTGTATTGATAAAGGATTGATTGTAGGCGATTCTGTGACGTTCTGGGGCATGTTCTGACTTGCATTCTGCATAGCATTTTTAATATCTTGTGGAGTTACGTCATCTGTAGTCACAGGTTCTAAGATTTGTTTAGTCCGTTTGTCGATTATGTTTCCCATTGGGTCTATTCTGTCTGATTGTTTTTTTAGATTTGGTGAAATTATTACTGTCATAAATTGTTTTCAGATTTGCCCCTCATATCTCGCAATCTGAATTGAGTACAAGGGGCAAACAATTTTTAATTGCTAAGCAGATGTGATTACCGCTACTCCGGCATTGTCACGATTTTCTACTACTCCGTAAAGTAAGTCAGCAGTTGTTACTGTTGAAAGGTACTCTGGGATGTAATTAGACTGAACGCGAACACCGTATTTACCTGTCATTGATGAACCCATTGAGCCGCCTGAACCAAGTGGTGAGGTTGCAAAGTGGATGGCATCTTTGTGAGCAAGAGCGTTGTATCGTCCTGTTGTACCAGAAACATATTGAATGTTGTTTGATACATATACTGGGATACCGTAAAGACTTGCTCGTGGAGTCTTAGCTGTTGGATCGTTTACTGGTGAGTTGATTGCAAGTGAGAACTTGTCAATGTTTTGAATCTGTTTCCAGAATACTCCCGGTGACACGAAGAATGCAACATCTTCTGTTGTGTCGATTCCAACCGCCTCAAGTGTTGCAATAGCAAGACGGATATCACTATCAACAAGAACACTTGTAGACGCACCTACTGATGTAGAGAATCCACTAAAGAGTGTCGCAATAGCAACTTCGAGTTTCTTAGCCATTGTGTAACCAGCATTCATAGCATACTTCTCTTGGAGGTAGTATGAATGTTTAACTTGAGCAGCTTCTTTGTCTTCAATAGCAAATGATACTTCGTACCATTGGTTTACTGTAAGAGTAATTTTTGTCTCTGTAGGCTGATTACAATCTGTTACTTTTATAACCTATCTCTAGGCGGGATATACCTCTTCGGGTTCTCCTCTCTGGTTTCTTTTTTAAGATTATTGCCAGAGTTCAGACTATTACATCGCATTTCTGCGTCTTTTCGTTTAGTCGTTGTAGGTGCTTTCGCTTCCTAGGCGTTTTCCATCTCTGGAGTTTCGCCGTATATTAGAAAAGATTTTCATTGACTTCAAGATATTCAATTTATGCCTTTATATCTGTTGGAAAGTCAATGCCCCTAAATTAAGGGTTACTGCCTGCGTATTTGTCTTACTGTTAGCCGACATTTCAGTAAGATTTGGTGTGTAAAGTGCTGAACCTCCATCAGCAAGTTCTGATGAACGGTCTACGAAGAAGTCTGCAAGCATCAATTTGAGCTTGAAGAAGTCATTGATTCTGTCCCCCCATTTTAGAGGTATAAGTTCTGCTAATGTTGTTGAGCTTTCTGTTCCTGTCAATTTGTTACTTTTCTTTGTTTGCCAAAGAACGGATAGGATATTTCTACCTATCTCACCAGTTTTATATATATCTGGTGTTCGGACTATCGCATCGTATTTCTACGTCTCTTTGTTTAGTCTCTCACGGTGTATTTAAACTTCCGCCTTTTTGTCCACCCATGTGGAGTTCAAAGTCAATTAAAAGAGATTTTAATTTCCCACAATTTTAGGAAATGCCATATTTTGTTAGTTATTGACCTTTCCAGAGAGCCATGTGTTCCTCTCGTGTAAGTCCTGGCCTGAAAGTTTCTTTGTTCTGTTGAACACCTGAACCTTTTGAAGCTCCAAGTTTAGCTTTTTCAGCTTTTCTTTCCTTCTGTATTTTTTCAAAGTACGTTGTGAAAAGTGGGTCTTTCTCTGCTTCTAGCAAAGATACACCTTTCCCCTTAGAGATGATCTTGAGCTGATTTATAGCTTCATCATCCATTCCTTTGGCGATTAGGATACCTTCCTCTCTGGTTAGGTATTGTTCTTTTGTTAATTTAGTTTCTTGTGGTTGAGCTTGCTTGGCTTTACGCTTTGCAATCTGTTCCCACTTAATAGCTTCTGACTTCAATCGGAGAGCTTCTGCTTTCCAGTCCTTCTCTTCTTGAGTTGTAGTTTCCTCTGTTTCTTCAACAGTCTCTTCTACGGTTTCGTCGATTTGATTTTCATCCAGTTCTACTTCTGGAGTTATTTCATCATTTTGCATAGTGATGTGACTAGATTATTGTCATTTTGTTAAAGTTAGACTTCTTTAGTTATTAAACGTTCATTTTTTGGTCGGAAATGTAACCGAGTCTACTCCGATGAGTTGACTTCTATCTTTTTCTTTTCTCCAAAGTCTTTTTCAAGTTGGTTGAAAGCGTTATCAATTGCGAGTTTAGCTTCCTTGATTCCATTTGTGTCGCTACCCTCAAAAGCTTTATTAACTGCAACCTGTTTGAGGTGTTCAAGTAAAAAGGCTTTTACCCCGTCATGTAATTCTTTATCCTGAAAAAATCTATGTAGTGCGTTCATATTATTTTTGTGCTTCTGGTAACACCGCCTCTGCTTGCTGTACTGCGGCTGTCTCACTTTGAGGTTGTCCTACACTTTGAGGCATAGCACTCTGTGTGTTCTTCATTGCGTTTAAATCTCCCGGTGAAAGAATACCTGCTAGTTCAGCTTGTCTTCCGATGATCTTAGCAGTAAGAGGGTTTTGCATGATTGCCGGGTCTTTTGCGATAAGGAAGAGAATGTATTCGAGTGATTTCTTTTCTACGTCAGAGTCCTTGAGTTCTTTTGTTACAATAACTGATATTTTAGGTTTAAAGTTTTCAAAATACTTTGCCGGAACTTCGAGGAAGCGTCTCTTGCCTTTCATTCCTAGACGATTCTTTGCAAAATCAATCCCAGCCATGTATTCAGCCGGTGAAACAATCAGTCCTGAAAGCACTTTTTTCTTAACTTCTTCATTTGCAAGGTGCGTGGCGTATGATTCATCAATTTTTGCAAGTTCGTCTGTAGAAAACTCTGCCGAAAGAATATGTTCTCTGTTGATTCTTTTTGACAAGAAAGGAAGAATCCAGTCATTGAAAAGCTCTGTAATGAATATGCCAGCTTCTTCTCGTCTGTAATCGAAAAATGATGCAGCCTGTTGTGCCTGAATGGCAAGCGACCCGAGTGGTGTACCTGATGGCATTGTTTCACCCGTAACAGCGTCAAACGTATTGGTGCTTCGTTCAATTTGTTGATTCCAAGAGTCCTTGATGTTGTTGAATTGTGGGAACGCAGAAGGCATCAAAGACAAAGAGCGAACACTTCGTCCTTGTTCTGTTTTGATAACAGTTCCGTTTTGCATATCAGTGATGGCATTTGTACCAACGTTGTCACTATCAGTAACAACAACAACTTTACCTGAAAGCTGCATTGCACTTTGTTCTCCAATAACAGCTTCATTCGTCCATCTCTGGGCTTCAAATCCATCTTCTACAACACCCCGACCCATTCCACGACCTGAAACTTCTTGCCATGATAGATATTTGTAAGGGCTTTCTTTCTCATCTTCCTTATAGAGAAGCACTTTTTTGTCATCGCCTGCTACGTAAAAACACATTCGTTTAAATGTTGTCTCTTCTGGTTCTTCAATATCTGGGTCATACGTTTCCGGGAACTCACCGTGAACTTCATATACCGGAATACGGACACTATTTGTCTTTGCGTAACCACCCTTAGTATCTTTTCTATTTTTAGTCCCTAACGTTAATGCTTCTTCTACGTTTTCCCAAACATCTTTTTTCTCTGCTAGTTCACTTGGAAGTAGATAGTGCTTTTCAATTATTACACCTTTAGCAATGTTTACTGGGTCTGTGACTACGTTTTTCCACGGCACAACCTCAATCTCTAGTTCTTCCTTGCCATTTTCACGTTCTAGGCATTTCTTTACAAGTACTCCGCCATATCGAGCGCGTGTTTGACCGAATGTATTAAGGAACTTTGAGAAATCAGACTCTTTCATCCATTGGTATGCCTCATAGTTGTAAAGAAAAGCGTACTCTGCAAACTCTGGGTTATCTGACTCAATTCTGATGTCTTTAACGTCTAAATCCGTTGCTCTTGTCGCAACATTTACTCGGTAATTTACAATATTAAAAAATGGCTTGTCTCTTCCTAGTTCGTCTTTGTCTCCTGAAATGTACTTAGAGTTTGAATAGAACTCAACCTTTTTAAGGGTTTGAAACTGTGAGTATACCAACCCATCCATGAGGGTAATATACTGATTGTTATAATTTCCGCAAAGGTTTTCTATTTCTTCAAATATTTTTAATTTAGTCATGTATATTGTGCCGCAATATACTTATCATGTAATTATATACTAGAATGTTATTCACTCCAAGATTTTGTAATGTTTATCCTTGCTTGCATGGTTCTTGCAACATCAAATGCAGTGCGAACTGTTGGTTTATCGAACTCAAAAAACATTCTCATCATTAAAGCGTCAGAGAAGTCAGGAGATCTGCCAATATATTCTTTTACCTCACTTTTAGGAAGGAGAGACAGCTTCCCGTCACCTTGCTTTTGTTTAACATATTGCAGTTCTTCAGCTATTTGGTTTTTTACATATCCATCATCAACCTTAACAGCCATCTTGTGAGTGTTGATTAAGTCGGCTAGTTTGAAATAACATTGTGTTTTTAGGTTTTGGAAGTTTGCCGGCATTGGTTTACCAAGTCTGGTTTCGATAATGTCGAAAGGTTTTGTGTTAGCGATGAACCCCTTAACCCCTTTTACGGTGTCAACTACTCCTCCTCCGATACCATCTTCATCGACAATTGCATGAGAATAAGGGATTTGCTCTGTGGAGAGGATTTCCTTTAGTTTTTGTGATGTAACATCAAGCCCCTGCTTTTCATAGTAAAAGGCTTTGTACACCTCCAAACCATTCCAGCAGTAAATAACAGTCTTGTCTTGACCATAACGCGCAACATCGGCTGTGAGGAACTTCTCACCTTTCTCTACCGTGTTGGTGAATAAATCATAAATAGCCTCCGTGTCTATAAGGGCGTTAGGGTCATCATCATACTCAAAGTTACCATTCAATAAACGTTCACGGGTTACTACGTCAGCGTTTTTAAGCTGTTCTAGGTATGCTTCCGTTGTGTGAGGATTATCTGTTGCTAGAGCCTTTATGAACACTCTATGTGTAGGCATTGTGTTATCAATAGAGGGCTTGTAATACCTTTTGTACACATGGTTCTTTGAAGGGTTGAATGTTTCTAATAGCTTAGGTTTCAATGTTCCCCTACGTCCAAGACGGGTTTTTAGAGTGTTGATAGCTTCTTCAGGGCATTCGTTTGACTCGTCAATAAACGCTCCTGTTAGTTCTAAACCTCCTAGTCGTGTATAAAGTGGGTCACTTGGTTTATAGTCCAAGTCCATCAAGAAGATTTGTGACTGATTATTAAAAGTGATGATGTTGTTTTGTTGGTTGTAATTATACATCCCTTCGGTTATCCCAAACTCTTTAAATACTTTAAAAAGAGTCAAAAGCGTTGTTTTCTTTAGGTTTGTTAGCTCTCTTCGCCCTATCAACCAGCCAGTGTTAGGATACGCAAGACACATTGATGTCGCCCATACACAACCAAGATAAGACTTACCACCAGAATTATGGACGATAATATTATTCCTAGAGACTATATAGTTAGCATTGTCCTGTACCTCTAGGTCGTGTACTTTTGTCGCCACTCTAACAAGACTAATACTTTCTATATTTCGTACATCTAGTTCAAATGCTTCCAGCTTTTCCTTGTAACAATATCTTTTATTGTTGCCGGACTTACTTTGTACATCTCTGCAAGAATTGCACGCGTTACCTTTCTCGGTACAAACAGTTTCCGTATCTCTAATACTTGTTCCTCTGTCAGTATTGACGTTCCTACTTCCGAACCTTTCTTGATTGGAGGTGGATACTTCCCGTGAAATTCCTTGAGTCGCGTTCTCCCCGCTTTCTCTGAGTGTGTCCAGTTCTCTTTGTTCGTCACCCATTCCAAGTTCTGTAGCCTGTTGTCGCTCTTGTTGAAGTTCTTGTGATTCACTTGTTCCTTCGGATTGGGAAGAAATGCTTGTGCTACAAGTCTGTGCATCTTTATTGTTCTTGGTCTCCCGTCCATCACTATCATTGTTCTCAAATACATTTGTGCATCGTAAGCAGGTTTCATTATTGAATCCTTGCCAGTATTTTTCCAGTTCCTTGTCATTAAACGTCCTTCCGTTGAGATTAAGTAACGTTCGTTCGTCCCCTCCACATATTTCCAGTATTCGTTCTCTAATGGTTTTAATTGGCAACCAAGTTCCTCGAATGTAAAACTCATGTGAGGGCGTTGTTGTGATTGTTTCTCCATGTACTACTAATTGTACCATGTCTTGTTCCACTTCTCCACCACCAAACACAGGAGTGTTGATAACTTCTTTTAGTTCAAGCTCTTTTGTTTCTTCATTGAGAGAAAATACTCTTGTGCCTTTTTGTATGTCTTCTATCTGAAGGTATCCGTTCTCGGTCAACACTAAAGTATCAGGAGCAAAGCAAGCTCCTCCTCCATATCCTATTTCAGTATGAATATCATCAGTTAAGTATTCCCAAGCCTCGAACTGACGTTTTGATGGTTTAAACGTTATTTCCATCTGGTTTAATAATGTTAATTGTTGTTGGAAACTCTATCTTTTCTCCTTTAGAAGTAAGGTCTGTTTCTGTGGACTCTTTGTAACCATGCTTTGTGAGTAGTACCTTTGCAATAGTCGGATTATAGTCTCCTGAAAGTCCTTTGTTTATAAGCTCACTAGCCTGTTTTTGTCGCAACTTGTCAATAACGTTGGAAAATTGAGGATATGTTGACTCCCACTCATATATTGTGGTCTTATTTACATCAAGAAAAACAGCTAATCCTTCTATGCTTGGTAGCTTTACCTTTACTATTCTGTCGTATGAGTCAGACTTATCTCCTCTGGTCTTGTGGTACTCTTCTATCTCGTCTTCGCATTCGTTTATATAATCTAAAACTCTTTGAGGGTGATAGTCGTCTCGATATTCTGGTGGTCTTCCTGCTGGCATGGTTATTTCTTCTTTGACTTTTTAGTTACTGATAAGGAAATAGCAATTTTCTGCTTTTTAGGCATTGATGGTTTGTCTTTTTTGAGGAACCGCATTACTTTTCCTACGTCTTTTGTTTTTGGGAGTGGCATACTATTTTTTCTTTTTTGCGTTTGCTCCAAGTGCAATACCAATCGAGGTGTTTTGTAGTCCTTTTTTCTTGATGATTTTTTGTACTGATTTTTTCATATAGTTATTATATCACTTTTGTTTGACTTTTATAGTCATTTTAGCACCGTCTGTGTAGTTAAATGATACT